TAAATTGTAATAATTTGTTTTTTACTATAGTGGGGCACGGTATCAAAAAGTGGGGTAAAATACTAAACTTTCCCACTTTATTCACCTTTATAGAGGCAATATATAGACTTTCATCTTTTTGACCCACTAAAAATAATCTGCCCCACTTAAAAATTAAAAATATTAAGGAAACTTTTTTAATTGAATTTCTCTTAATTTATAAATACTTAAGAAAATAAATATCTTATAGTATTATATAACTAAAACAAAAATGGTGAAAACAACAACAATAGATAAGGAACACTTTGATAGTGTTTTGCTTGAGTTAATCAAGGTAGTAAAACAAAAGCAAGGATCACTTGCTAATAATTATAATCAAGGTTATGGTAGATATACAAAATACTATTATAGATTAGGTAAATACTGCCACCAAACAGAAGTCAAAAATACTTTTTGCGAGTGGGACTATAAAAAAATAGCAAGAAATTTTCACTCATGGTTTTCACCTTGTAAAAACCCTGATAACAATAATTTTGAATATGAGAAATGGATAGGAGATCTTCTTCAAATTCATGATAAAGATACTTGGAATTCATACATTAGTTTTTTGAAACATGATTATCCTAACGAAACTCTTACAGATAAAGAATTATATGGAGAGAAATATGGTCTTATTTCATTTTTATTAAACCCAATATCACTTGATATATTTAAAAATGCTAAGAGATTTGGTAGAAATAAAGAATATATGAAAAATAATTATCATACTATGTTTTGGAGAGATAAACATGGAAGAAGTCTTGTAGAAAAAACAATAGATTTACCAAGGTCATTTCTAAACTTTCAATTAAAATATGTAAAGTATCCAAAAGTTGAAAAAGGATTATCAGCAAATTATTCTTATGGTAAAGATTGGGTTGTTAATAATTCTCATTACAAAATAGATGACCTAAAAGAGATACTAAAAATGAATAAAATACCTTTTAAAGGAGTGACTAAATATATGGACTTAGTAAATATTATTAAAAAGGAATTACCTTAATTTTTTCATAAAGTATTGCTTTGACTTTATGGAAAAAGTTTTGTTGTATTCTAAATCAGTATATGGGGACAATTTCTAACACCCTAATTGGGACTTACGAAATCTATAGCGAGAATGTGGTTTGTGCTTTAAACTTATCAACCCTAAAACTCTTAGATTATCCGCCCACGGTGTATTAAAAACCTTTATCTGCCCATTTTAAAAAATTATTATCTATTTTACCTATTTCTACGAAACAATATCTACCAAACCATCTCTTATCACTTACTATATGAAAACTATTTATATACCAATTTTTATCTTTCATTTCGTTTAATCGTTTTGGAGTAAAAACATTCAATGAAGATATGTTAATTAACCAGTATATTTTTTTACGAGCAAGTTTCATACTATGAACCATAAAATCCCAGAACAATTTACGAGGCACAAATGGAGGATTAGAACATATTATATCAATTTCTTCATTAAAATCAAAAAAATCTTTATTTTCGTTAATTTCACAGTATTTGCTTGTAATATTAGATGGAAAATTATCAAAAAATGCTTTATCACCAGCACAAGGGTCTAACCATATATCACCGTCTATATTATTAATTAAATTAATTAGATATTTCGCCATATCAGGATTAGTCATTACGATCGATTTATCCTTTTGAACTAATTTACTTAAATTATCATTTTCATTTGATTTATATTCCCATACTTTATTTTCCATATTATATATTAATTACAGAAAATAAAGTATGGATTATTTACATTGCTAAATGTTTTTTTAATCTACCACCTGAATAACCGCCACCAGATGTACCGCCACCGCTTGTACCTTCACCCATTATAACATCTTTAACTTTTTCAGCACGACCTGCCCAAGGAGCAATTGAAGAACAAAGTGATTTAAAACTATCTTCCCAAGAACCACCAACAAGACGAGCAAGAGATGATTTAGATTGAGAAGGTTGAGAAGACACGGAGAGAACATCTGCTCTTGATAAGATAGAAGTGTAAGTTTGAGAAGTACCTCTTTCAATAGTGAAGACACCTGAATTCATAGTAATCAAAACCATTTCATAAGAATTAGCAGGTATAGTATCAGCGGTATTGTTTTCAAATTGGACTTGAAATTGTAATTGAAAAGCACCGATACTACCAGGAGCGTAAACATCGTCTAATTCCACATGGCGACCCATTTCCAGAGCAAGAATAGAACCACACAAAGGAATTTTCTTATAATAGTTTTGTGATATAGGAACAGTAATAGGAGCATTCGATCCGACAGTAGCATACCCTTTGAATTCTTGAAATGTTTGATTAGAACCGCTTTCCACGGACATACGCCACAAATCCCATTCAGTAGCACTTGATAAAAGACCTGCTTTGTTGTTAAAATTAATTGAAATCTTTTTAATAGGTAAGAAACTATCAGTATCAAAATTTGACTGACTACCTAAGACTTTACGACAACAAAATATAAGTTTATCAGGAACACTATTTAATTGAATAGATTGAAAATTTACGAAACCAGAAGTAGCACCAGCAGTGAAATTTGATACAGGTAGAGGAGTAATATATCTTGGATATTCGGCAAAAGGAACAACATTACGAGAACTTACCAGATCAGATGGTTGACGAGTATAAAATTCCATTAAAAGAAGAGCGGATTTAATACCTTCACCACCATCTGCTAAGGCAACGGTACATAAAGGTTTATTATTAGCATCTAAAGCAAAGTTTTGATTAGCAAGGCGTAATACTTTGTTAGGTAAACCCAAATTTGCTGTGAAATTTAGAGTTTGTACACCGTACATACCTTGGTTGTTGGACTTTGGATCAGAAAAAATAAAAGGAGACAACATAAGTGGTTCAGTTGTAGTAAATTTAATAGTAATTACTCTTTGTTGAGGATTTGGGTCAGCAGTTTTAGGTGTATTACCAGTCACAGATGTTAATTCAAAACTACCACGAGGTTGAAAGTCTTGGTCATTTGCTACATTGTTCCAACCAGCAAGAGGATTATTAAGAGTTCCTAAAGCGTCATTATAATTTTGATAACTATCATACATAGTAGGAGTAGCGTTATTATATCTTGCTAATTCACGACGGTCATTAAACCGAAGAAGTTGAAACATAACATCTCTCATATTTTGAGAAACAGTGTTATTATTAATTGTTGCTTGTATAGTATTACATAAAGATTGAAAAGGAAAAGGGGACAAAGCAGAAGCATATCCATAGTTAAATAAATATGACCCAACAGGGGCAGTATCACTAAATGTAGCCGTCATAACTAATTCCATTTCAACTCTAAGCATAATTCTACGAGAGAAAACAGTGCTCTCGCTAGGTAATTGAATATTCCAAGTAACACTGGAATTTGACTTGGAAATTGCTTCATATTGAGAAGGGGTAATATTTTGTGCCCCTTTGAATACGGCATAGGAAACTTTATCAGTAGTATTAAGAATATCATCTTGGACACATACTTTAACGAAATCGCTGGAAGACATTTTTTTGTTATATAATAACTCAAGAAATAATTTTAGAAAGATTATATTTAAAATTAATTATAATCTTTTTAATTAATAATAATTATCACAATTAACCGACCCCAGCATCTTTTCTCCTAAACATAATTTTTAAAGAACAATTACAAGAATTAGATAAAAAGAAGTCATGATATATTCCATAAATATCTTTCCATTGTACATTTATTTGAATTCCTGAAATTGGGGCATTACCTTGTAGATCGATTAACCTATATTCTGCTGTTGGTAAATACAAAACAGTTGGGAAATATTCATCTCCACGAGTGAGATTTACAACTAAATCAGTGATTTCATTTGAAATATTATCATTTTGACCAGAAGATGAATTATTATCTTTAAATATTCGTGGAATTCCTACTAATTGTGGAACAATAGGCATGAGTGAAGTGTTAAAAATTAAAGATTGAATTGGACATATAATTGCTCCTGTAGCATACGGTTGTATCATTTCTGTAATTTGACTTGGTGCTGTACCACTTAAATTTATGTTTCCATACTTAACATAATTTTGTAAAATATAATTTGCTTCTACACCTTGAGAACCTACTGTATTTATATCTAAATATGAACCATTAAATATATTTTCAAAGGAACTAAATAATGTAAATAATGGACTGTTAAAATAAAGTAATACTTTAGCGTTTCCTATCCCTAATGGATCTTGAATATATGAAAAAGGTGTAGTATATGGAAAGATTAAAGTTGCCTTATTATCACCGTCGTCCCATACTATATATGGTTTACTTGTTGCTGTAATATCTGCTGGTAATGTATATGGTGCTACTGAAATTATAGTATAGAGATCGTCATAACAATCACTTATTGCTTGGTTAATCATATTTATAAACCATGAAAACGAAGATAACCAAAAATATTGAGATGTTGCCTTAACTAAATCTAAAGGATATGTTGGTGGTGTTGGTATTGCTCTATTAGGATAATTTGTTGCTTGTTGGACAAAGATAACTTGTTTCTTTTGATATAAAATAGGATTTGTTCCATCGTCAAATGATAAAGTCACATAATAAACAGTTCTATTAGGATACTCAATATCATTACTTTGATTAATATCAATTTGTGGTAATACCAAAGGCATACTATTAGGTGTATCTAAACTAAACCTTACAATTGATAAGAAATATTCACTTGGGTTCATTAAAATTGGACTACTTCTTACCTCAGTAAACGTTAGTCTATTTAATCCTTGTGCTTGTTGTACAGAAGTACCTGGATTTAAAGTATTTACTATATCTAAATCATAGTAGAGTTGTGTTGGACTTTGTGAAGACATTTTGTTATATAACTAATACAGATAATTTATTTAAATATCATATTTAATGTATTTTTTACTTAAATATTAGTGAAATACTGGATTTTTACATAAAATAATCTTATATCTTGGTAATAATCTAATAATAATGGATTTATACAGTAATAATTAATTAATTATTACTTGAATAATCTAATAAATCTGGATTATTACACTATTTTACCTTGATATTAGGTAATAATCAATAAATATAACAATAATTAGGTAATAATCTAATAATATCCTTCAAAAAAATCTCTTGCTACTTTATCTACTATATGAAAATCACTCTTACTATCTTCAGGACACCCAAACATATTTTCTCTTGTAAAATGGTTAAAAAAATATTCACCAACTATATCATTATATTTTCCATTATAATCTACTTCTTCATCTACACATTGACTTACAGCAAGTAAGAAGTTGTTAAACTTTTCCCAAGAAGCATACTTTTTTGCTCTTCTTGAAAGAAAAGGTTTCCATTTTTTGTATGCTTCAATCCTTTTTTTTTGACCTTCAGTACAAGCATATGCTTTGTTCTTGACTATGTAATAGCATATTTTTCTTTTAGGTTCTTCTTCTACTACTTCTTCTTCTACTACTACTTCTTGTTTAGTATTGTTTTGTGCTTGTTTTTCAAGGCATACTTTTAGTTGTAATTCTTCTTGTTCTTTTAACAAGATGTTAAGTTTTCCATTAATCATAGAAATAGTGGATTGCTCCTTGATAATTTCATCTTGAAGATTAGAGAAAAGTTTTCTTAATACTTCACATTGTTGTTCTTTAGATTTTACACTTTCTTTACAAGTGTTAATTACCTCCTTGTGGAAGTCAATGTTATTAGTTAAGACAATAAGGTTTGATTGCGACATTTGATTGTTGTTGTATATAATACTATAACATTTTATTTTCTTAAGTATTTATAAAATAAGTAAAATTAATTATTAATTAAATATTAATTAAATTATTTTCCTTAATAATCTAATTAAATATTTTCCTTATTAAACATTCCTTACTGTTGCTGAAGACCTAACAACAGAATAAGCGATATTACCAGCAAAAGTAGCATCTACAGAGGTAGAAGTAAATTTAGGTGAAGCAATGTTTGCGTCAATAGCAATTACTTCACCATAAGAAGTTCCAGCGGTTTTAACTAAAAGACCATTAATAACAAAGTCTGTTGCTTGTATTCCAACACAAGGTATATCTAATGCTACATTTGCTACCTTAGTGTATTGACCTTGTTGTAAAACAGCATACGGTGCTAACCCATAAACTTGGTTTCCTAAACTTGAAATAGACATTTTTTTATATTATACACGAAGAATTTAATTTTAGAATAAAATTAATTATTAAATTAATTGTATCTTAATTATTAAAAATTTAACTATTATGGTGTATATGCTATTCCAGCATTTGGTTGTGAACCAACAGCAACCCAATTATTAGTATCTCCTGACGAAATATAAGTTTGTCCTGTAAAATCTCCTAATTGTGCGGAAGTAAAACCTGATAATGGTTGACCTTGAATTAAAAACTTTGAACCAGGTGGATTAACAAATGAAGCAGTGCCTGTAAAATCTCTGGTTGTTGCGGTAATATTTCCTGTAAATGCTATACCGAAACCAACTATAACTTCCGCAAGTTGGAATGTATCCCCACTTGACCCATTACGAACAATACTGAAGTAATAGTTGGTACCTCCTACTAAATTAACGCTTCCACTTCCTTGAAAAGGATAATAACCAGAACTTGCTCCTCCTGCTCCTACTTTTGTAAGACCACCGTCCATTAATATTGTTGAATTTGTGCTATCATATAAACACATCTTCCAAAATAAACCATCTACTGAGTTGGAATAAAAATATATTTGAGAAGTAAAAGATGTTAATGTTTCATTAGAAGCAGGTGTATATAAATAAATAGGAATAGGAATAAACGGTGATCCTTGAACTGGTAAAGCAGATCCTGGTGAACCAACTGTTGCCTCATTATATACTTGCGTTGTGGTGTCGTTATAAATTCTATCACTAATCAAAATCATAGTATCATTTTCTGTTGCTGGTTTTGCTATTAGTAAAGGTTGATTATTTAAAGTATTTCTATATATAATTGGCGAACTTCCTGAACCTTGTGCTTTCCATTCTAAACCACTTGGTGTATTTGAATTAGCGGTTAATACCATATCATTTGCTCCTACGGTTAAAATAACACCTGATATTGGATTTCCTCCTGATTGTACTCCTGCTCCTGCTATCAAATCACCTTTTGCTACAAAATCAACAGCAACTTTACTTGAAGTACCGTCTGCGTATTCTGTAAGTGGATATAGTGCTGTAATCGTCCCACTTCCGCCTGGTGGTATCCATGTAGGAATACCATTATTAATTCCTAATATTTGTCCTGCTGTTGGTACATTTGTTAATGCTCCTGTTTTTGCTATTCCGTTTCCATAGGGTATTTCACCTACAACATTACCTGTAAAATTAATATATAAATTACTTGCTCCACTTA